ATGACTCAACGGTTACTTCAACTTGATCAAGTGTCGTACAACCTGCCCGATGGGCGCGTTCTGTTCGATCACTTGAATCACACCTTCAACTCCAGGGCCACCGGCATCGTCGGTGCCAATGGCTGTGGCAAGTCCTTGCTTGGCGGCCTCCTGGCGGGTGAACAACGCCCCAGCAGCGGCATCGTCCGCCGCGAAGGTCAGGTATACACCGTGGCGCAGTTATTGGAGCCCGAGCGCTATCCCACCGTTGCCGCGTTGGCAGGTGTCGATCTTATTTTGGCGGCGCTGGATCGCATTGCCCAGGGTAGCGTTGACGATGAGGACCATGCGCTGGCGGTCGATCAATGGGATTGCGCCACACGCCTTGAGGCGGAGCTGGAGAAGATCGGCCTGGGCCATTTGAATACCGACTCGCACACCGACGTCCTCAGTGGGGGCGAGCGGCAACGGGTCGCGCTGCTGGGGGCGTGGTTGTCTCGGGCCGACTGGCTCATTCTGGATGAGCCCAGCAACCACCTGGATATTGATCAGCAGCATAAGCTCGCGCAGCAGATCGATCGCTGGTCCAACGGTCTGGTGTTGATCAGTCACGACCGCGGCCTTTTGGAACACATGAGCGAAATCGTCGAGCTTTCACCTTTGGGGCTGGCGGCTTATGGCGGCAACTACAGTCAGTATGCGGCGGCGCGCGAGCAGGAGCAGCAGTCGTTCCAGTCGGCATTGCAAGGAGAGCGGGCACAGGCCAAGCGCGAGCAACGTGAGATGGCTGTGCAGATGGAGCGTCAGCAACGGCGTAATGCGCGTGGTGACCGTCAGGCCCGCGACGGCAATCAAACCAAACTGATCACCAATGCGCAGAAAGAGCGCAGTGAAAACAGTCAGGGAAAATTGCGCCTCAATCAACAGGTGGCCCGGGAGCAGCAACAACAACGTATCGCCGAGGCCCGTGCGCGGTGTGCGCCGGACATTCAACGCATGATGCTGTCTCCGGAAAGTGTAGTGCCTAATGGCAAGCTGATTGTGCAGCTCAACGACGTCATTCTCCCGTTCGGTTACGCGGCGCCGGTCAATCTGACGCTGACGGGGCCTATGCGCATGGCAATCCTGGGCGCCAACGGCAGCGGCAAGTCGACCCTGTTGCGAGTGATCGCCGGCCAACTGCCGGTGCGCGAAGGCGAACTCATCCGCAGTTGCCATGTCGGCTGGCTGGATCAACACGCCGGATTACAGCACCCCGAACGTACGGCGGTGCAATGGCTCTATGAGAGCAATCCGGAGTTGCCCGAAGCCGAGGCGCGAACGCGGTTGGCGCAGATGGGTATTGATGCGGATCGAGCGACGCTCAACACCTGTCAGTTGAGTGGTGGCGAACGCCTGAAAATAGCCTTGGCGGCGCAGTTGTATGCACAGCGGCCACCGCAGTTACTGTTGCTCGACGAGCCGGACAACCATTTGGATTTGCCCAGTAAAGTGGCGCTGGAGCAGATGCTCAATCAGTACCGGGGCGCATTGATCGTCGTTTCTCACGACAACGCTTTTTTACAGGCCATTCATCTGGATGCCGAGTTTCATCTGAGCAGTCAGAGACCGTCATGAGGGGGGCGATGGGGAGGGAGTTAACTGGCAAGCCCCCTCGCCACAGGCAAGCCACATCAACACAAAAGTCCTTTCATGTTTAGGACTGAGATAAACCCCAAGGGGTGAGCGAGATAAACCTGGGCTACTCCGGGATAGGCTGGCATAGATTGGGATGGTTTGTGAAATAGCGTTGCAGCCCGTGCAATAAGAGACGCCCCGCTTAGTCGTCATCCAGCGGGGCGAACATGTCAACCTGACGGCGGGCAATCTCATCCTTTCGGACTGCCTTGACGATCTTGTAGATCCACTGGAGCGACACGGCGTACTTACGCGCCAGATCGCTATGGTTGGTGCCATTGAAGTCGTCGAAGATCTGGCGATCACGACGGCTCAACTTGACCGAGAGCCCCATCGGGAAATACAGGTTCTGGCCGCCCCAGTGCGCCGCCATGCGGTCAGAGACTTCCTGAGCAACATGGCGAGCGGCGGCTTCCTCCATCGACACCAGCTCTACGAGCGCGACCGCAATGTGTTCGGTGAGATCCGTCAGCAGTTCGGGGCCTTTGCTTCTGAACTCTGTCATACACCCTCCTGTGCGGCGGCCGGGGCCAGCTCAATACGTTGCTGCCATTGCTTCAGACTTTCGATGACGCGACTGGCCTGCGAACCCTTGAGCCATTGCAACGCGGCAACGCCGGTCATGTTCAGAACGAACTTCGCCAGCGCCTCCTCGGACGGATCGCGCACCGCACCGAGGCCGTGGAGAGTGAGCCACAACGACCGAATCTTCCGCGACTGCCCGTCGTCCGCCTTCGGGCGTTTCTGCCCCTTTATTGGACGAACCGTAAACCCGCGCTGCTTGAGTTGTTCCAAAACCCGTTGCAGGTTTGGAACGCTCAAGTCAGCGGAGGACGTCGCGCCGTCCAATCCCGTCATGCTGGCCAACATCAGGCGGAAAGTGTCGTCATCCATGCGCAGATCGCGCCGGGCAACGTGGATCAGCTTGATCAAAGACAGCCGGGCTGGGTTGGCAGGCGCTTTTTTCACCTGGTACCTCCCGGCCGCGAGCGCGTGCCGTCTTGCCGCTCGTTCCGCGTCGCGTGGATCTGCTGACGGATCTTGCTGCATTTAACGTGGTTGCCGATGACGCGAGGCCGTTGGCACTGATCGCAGACTGCCTGGAACTCCAACACCCCGGACGTGAGTTTTCCTGTGCTTGTAGAGGTCATAGTCAAGCTCCTCCGTGCGCAATGTCTGGCGCTGTAAGCTCCTCGACAACAAACCATGTTTCTGGATCGAGTGGCACTCGGCCGCAGGCACTTAGAAGCTCTCCGTTCTCCCCCCGATGAGCCCAACCGATGCAGCTTTCGTCAGTTGCATAGCGCAACTTCACGGTTGTGCCATACGGAAAAAAGGTCGGCGACCGTGACTGCTTCATCGAGCTTGTTTTCGGTAGGCTATAGACGGGAGCCGCATTCAAGAATTCTCTCCACGCCCCTTTCCACGACGGCTGGAAGAACTCGCGGTCGTATTTCGCCACGGCGCGTATCATTTCGTCTGTTGGTTCGACTGGAACAACCTTCCAGCCGGCAGGCACCTCGTTCGGTTTGGTGAGGATGGCCCGCAGTTCCTGCCCGGCTTTAACCCATTCCCCAGCGTAATGGTCACCAGCGCCAAGATATTTCTCTAGGATCGCTCGTGGCACACTTACCGTTTCGACGGACTCAATCGTCGGCGACTGTTTGCTGTCATTCATTTCAGACCTCCTCATCGGCGATTTGAAGAATTTCCAGCGGGAACTTGCGAAACAGATCAAGGGCCGTTGCTGCGCCGGCTTGGAACCCTTTCCGCTCGTCTCCCACTAGTTCGGAATAGCTGCCGTCCGGGAGTCGAAGTTGTAGGCCCACGTCGTCCATCGCGTTCACGATCATTTCCAGCTGTTTTATCCGAACCGCGTGCCATTCCTGCGGCGAGCTGAGGATCTGTATGGCCTCTGGATCGTAAACATCTGCCTGAAGTTGTTGAGACATATCACACCCCCGCCAAATCAAGTGGGATGGCTTCGTACCGGTCGGTATCCCCAACGCGCTTGTAAAACCGGATATAGCTCCGGCTGCCCGCCACCTGGATCGCATCGCCTATAGCTTCCATAGCCTTTTTCCAGCGCGGGTCATCAATCTCGTGCCGGCGTAGCGACAGGATCCGCGCCGTCCGCAGCTCGCCGTTGCGGTCGGCCCGAAACGCGTCATTGATAAGCACTCGGACGCCGGGGTGAGAGTTGGCCGTCCACTCATGGGCGCACTCATCGAGCAGCGCTTTGGCGGACTGAAGATGTTCATTGAACTCAATCTGATCCTGGTTGGCGCGCATCAGTTTGTAGCGGCCGTCATAACTGATCAGGGTCAGATTGCCCTTCGTTCCACGCGACACAACGCCGTACTGTTCTTTGCTGATCTGTTCCAGCGCATCGATATCGCCAAACACGCGCTCTTTGAAGTTGAGCAACATCGCGCTGATGGTCATCGCCTGGTCGATGGCTTCCGTTACCAACTTGTCGCGTAACAAATCCGTGGGCTTGATGGACGCCTCAGGCACCAGACGCCCGAGGGCGTCGACGCGGTAACCGGGCGGGACTTGCAGAATGTCATTGGTGGTCATTGGTTTTACCCTCCAGAATTTGGCGGAGCTGTTGCGCAGCGCGCCGGCAAGTTTCCTCAGCGCCCAGACCGCTGACCTGTAGAGCCAAGCGCTCTGCGCCGCCGGCCTTGTCGTAAACGGTGACTACCCAATCGCTGATCCGGTTGTAGCCAATCTCCAGCCACAAGAACGGCATCACCGCGAGGGCTTGGTCAAAGGCGTCCAACAGCTCGGCCTGCCGAACAACGCGCTCCCCGGTGCGAACATCCAGCGAGATCAGTGCCCGCCGGAGATGGCGGTCGGCGTCGTGAAACCGTTTTTCTGCTATTGCGGCGCTGGCCGACGACAAATGCTCAGACGCTACGGATGGCCGGTGAACATGCTCAAGCACGGTCGATACGTGCTTCATGGCATCTGCCCAGGACATGGTCGGCAGCTCAGTCCAAACGGCGTCCTGCAGGGCTTCAATCGAACTATCGAGGGACTGGCTCATTTGTCTTGCTCCTTTACCAACGTGAACCAGACAACGCCAACGCCCCGGATCGTCGCGGTATTTCGGGCGAGCCGCCCTTCGGCGATGCAGCGCATGCCGCGAAGTTCATGGCCAAAACGCCGCGACAGCAGATCGAGGCTGTGGGGATCAACGAATATTTTGTGATCCGAAAGCACCAACGCCTTGATGACAATTCCCACTTCACGCATGTCGCGGGTCAGGCCGTTGAAGGCTGCCAGCTTCTCCGGAAATTCCTCGGTGAGGATGCTCAGCGGCTGAACTGGCGGAGGGGTGACTAGATGCACTGCGGCCATGTCACACCCCCTTGACTACGTCAGCGGTGACAATTGGCACGCCGAGGTGCGCAGCCAGGTTCAGTGCCGCGATCATCAGGTTGCCGATGGCCAGCGGGTACAGCAGCGAAACGGTCTCATCGCGGCCGCCGCTACGCTTCGGCTGGGACAGGCGCGCAGCAATTTCCCGAATGCCGCCCTCGTCAATGACCTCGGAGAGCGCCTTGCCAGCCCGGTCGAAGCGGAATTTCAAGAACTCTTCCAGCCGGGACGTTTCAATCGGCGTCAACGTGACCCGCTCGCACCGCTGTACAACTTCGCGGACATCAGCGTTGCGTTCGCTCAACTTCACGCCTAGCTCGGGCTGGCCGATCATGATGATGCTGACCAGTTTGGTGAACCCAACCTCCAGCTCCAGAATGCGCTTGAGGTGCTTGAGCGTAGGAATCGGCAGGCTGTGAGCCTCCTCGATGACCAGGCAATGCCGGTAGCCGGCGGCGTGGGATTCCTTCAGCGCCTTGTGCAATTGGGCGAAGCGCGCCTCGGGGCTGCTCTTGGGTTTGGCCAGCGGCGCAACGGCGGCCATCATTGACTCGGCAATGTGCGTGCTTTTCAGCGATTTGCCCTTGGCGTCGTTGTCCTCGGAGGCCAGCACATAGGGTTCAATGATGATTACCGGGTCGTTGTTTTCGGCGATTCGGTTCACCAGATCACGGCGAAGCGTGCTTTTGCCCGCGCCCGACTCCCCCTCGACCGCGAGGAAGCCGCCATGGCGGGCGGTCTGGTACATCACCTCCCGGACATAACGAATATCAGGGCTGACCCACATGTCCTGGGCGCACTGCAACTCATCAAAGGGGTCGCGAAACAAGCCATAGGCTTTGCGGGTATTTGGCTGAAGGGTCTGTTTTGGCAGTAACATAGGTTCGTCCTCCCCGGACGGCTCTTTTTTAAGGGCCGGATCTGTCGTGTTGGCGCACGGCAGATCCACTTCTTCAAATGCGTTGGCGATATCGGCGTCATTGGCGCCGGACTCGGTCAGGAACACGCGAATGCGCCCCTGTAGTTCGTCACTGTCCAGGCTGCGCGGCCAGTGGCCGTGGTTCAGCAACTGGGCGACCGTAGCGCCGCTGAGGCTCAGCGACTCGGCCAAGGCCGATTGAGGGCGGCCCACCTCCTGTAAAATTTTCTTCAGCTTCAACATCACTCACCTCCAACCGCTGCCAGCACCAGGCTGAACGGTTTGCGCATGACCTCAACGGGTCGTTTCAGCTCAGCCTCGACGGCGTCGAGCTGCTCTTCGGGAACTCCTTCTGGGTAACGCTGCTGTAGCCATCCAAACGTTTCCGCCGTCCAGAGGTTGCCCAAGCGCGGGCGCAAAAGCTTCGCGGCTTCGACTTGACTCAGCGGGGCAACTTCGACGGTTGGGGCATTGACGTTGAGGCTGGTGCCGCGCCGTGGCATATAGGCGGGCAGCACGGTGTCGTTAACGTGTTTGTGCGGATCGATCAGGCCGCCGAACGGCACAGCCTTGGCCTTGCGGGCCGCTTCGGCGTCCGCCTGATTGGTGGTGCCGGTCGCGATTTGCTCCAGCACTTTGCGCGAGAGTTGGGCCGGCGTTTCGGCGTGGCGCTTGTACGTTTCGCCGATGGTCGCAGAGGTTTCAGCAAAGCCGAATTCATCCACCCCGATTCGCTCGATGACGTGGTAGTTCTCGCGGCCATCGGCTCCGACCAACACGGCAATGGCCGTGTCCTTGTCGCGCCAGCAGTTACGAGTAATCAGCAGTTTTTCGCCGACCATCACCTCCGGCACCGAGCTGACGTCGAACTGGGCGCCCCGGAACGAGACACGCAACAGGTTGCTGACTTTGCGGTATTCCGGCGTGCTGACCGCCAGCTCACGACAGACTTCAACGCTTGGCGCGAAGCGCAGCTGATCCTGCTGGATCAATTGCCAGACGCCATAACGGGTGCGCCGGGTGCGGGTATGGATGGAAGTCGCGTTGAAGTACCGCATCCACTTGCCAGCCCAGGCATTGATCTGCTCCAGGCTTTCAGCCGCCTGAAACTTGAGCGCACTTTCAAACTCCCGTTCAACGATGTTGTGCGCCTGCTCAACCTGACCCTTTGCCCGCGCATTTCCGACCTGGTTGATGATCAGGTCGATGGACATGGCGCGGCAGAGGTTGCGGAAAATCCCGCTGGTCATCGCCGCGCCGGGGTCGGTCATCAGCATCCACGGCACGCCGTGGAACGGATCTGACTCGCCGCGCTTCTGCATTGCGTTGATCAGGACGTTGCACAGGTTCTCGGCCGACTCGGCGCCCAGGACGTACTCCACGTAGAGCGTGCCGCTGGTATGGTCAGTAATCACGTACCGCCACAGCCGCTGGCGTTCGATCTTCTTGAGGTTGCCGGGCTTGCCGTCGTAGAACTCGGCCTTGTTCATCACCCGCGCCCCGTCATCAGCAAGGTAGAACTGAGTTGAGATCGACGCATCAACCTGCCAGACGTGGTTGGGATGTTTGCTCGCCAGCGAAACCGCTGGCGCGTCATGCAGCAGTTGTTCCGGGTGCAGCTTGTAGCCGCGTAACGCACGGTTGATCGCGCCGTTGGTCAACGGGCGAAACTCACCGGTCTGCTCGTCGAGACGGCCGGCCATGATCAGGCTGTTGCTGCGCAGGCGCTCCACGGCCCTTTCTATAGTCGAAAGCTGTTTATTGTTGGCGCGGATCGACTCAAGTAAAACAGCCGAGATAAGCCGTGCTTCGTTGAGAGGAAGTGCGCTGCAACCCGCGTCACTACGACGCTTACGGGGCTTCACCACGCGGACCTCCTTCAGCTTGCGCTGTAAGGTTTGTACGGACATACCCAGCTCGGCAGCTCCCGCCTGGTAAACGGCAGTACGCTGACCGTGGGGGGCGTTCTCGGCGCGTTGGGCGATTTGAGCCAACTGCTGGAGCTGTACCGGGTTCATGGATTAAGCCTCGGCGGCCGTCAGCCAAACGGGGGCGGCGCCATCCGACTGCGTGGGCAGGTTGAACTCGCTTCGCACGGTTGCCAGAGTGGTTTCGAGTTGTTGAATCAAGTCCGCCTGATAGGCGCGGTGGTCCTGGCCGTGTTCAGCCGCATGCTCAGCCATTCTGGTGAAGCCCTCGCGCAACTCGCCAAGAATCTTGGCCTCGACCTCAAATTGCAGCGCGACCACTTCGGTGCGTAGCTCTTTGATGACCTCGTCCGGCGCGGCGGTTTGAATGCGCTTGCGGTGCTTCTCCAGCTCCTGCTTGGTGCTGTCCAATTCCTTGGTCTTCTTCGCCATGACTTCGCCTTGGGCTTCATAGTCGGCGTTGACTTCATCAAGGCGCTGAGTCAGCTCCTCTTTTTCCTTGGCGTGTTTGGCGATGACCTCTTCGGCAAGGTCAAGAAACGCGTCTTTGTCGCCGGCCTTGGCAACCTCGATCAGCGCCGCCTGTTGATCTTCTGGAAGGCGCCGGTATTGGCGCAGTTCGCGGTAACCGATGCCCATGCGGGACATAGAGTCGAGTGCCTCTTCGCCGAATGCCCGAAGGTTCGCGATGTCCCGGTCAACCTGATCGACAGAGCGGCCCAGCAAGGCGCAAAACTCATCCCAAGTGCCATTCATAATTTCCGCACCGTGCGGACTTTTACGCCCGGCAATAGCCCGGTAGAGCTTGTTTTCTTTGACGAAGGCCAGTTTGGAAGTCCGCACCGTGCGGGAAAACTCCTCAAATGCGCCGGCCATTTGAGCTTGCCCCAGCAACTGATTGACCATGTCCCGCTCATCGCTGTGCGATGCCTGGAGGGTTGCCATTGCGTTCTGTTTAGCCGTCAACATGTCGCCGTCCAGAACGGGCAGATCAGCAATTTCTACGGGTTGGGTTTTGGTACGTGCCATAGGGTTCTCCTTAGTTCATCGATCCAGCGGCAACGCGCTGGTTGATTTCATGTAGGCGCCCGGTCAGACGGGCCATGTGTTCTGCGTGGGCTTGCGCGATTTGAAGCATCGAGATGGAGTGAGCAAAGCGGCCGTTATCGAGCTTCACCGCGAAGCCTTCCTCGATCAGGGTCTGCACCGCCCGCGTAACGTTGCTCGGGCTGTCTTGAGTCAGTTGAGCCAGCTCGGTGTTACTGAGCCCGGTCACGGTGTGGCCCTTCAATGCTTTGAGAACGCGCAGAACACGGCCCGCGCCGGATGCGGTGCGGCTCATGGCTGCCCCTCCAGTTCAAGTTGTGGGTGTTGGGTTTGGCTGACATTGCCCCGGTGCCATGCAAGCCCCTCCATTGCGGCTTGAATCGCCGCCAATGTTTCGTCGGCTTCGCAGTTCTTCGAATAGAAGGCCAGCAGCTTGCCGGCCGCTGTGGTGAGTAGCTCTTGCAGCGCCTGCGTGTCCTGAGCGGTGCAGTGCCGGCCTGTTGGGATAGCAATGGTCAATTGACCGGCGCTGGCGGCGATCCAGCGTGTGACGTAATCGCAGCCACAAACGCGTTCGTAGGGGCGGATCAAGTTGGCCGGCATGCGGCCAGTTTGTAACCATTTGTAGACTGACCAGTGATCCGCGACCCCCATTTCATCGGCGATCCGATCCACGCTTTTGTTTTGGATTTCCTTGGCGAAGTCCTTGCACAGCTCAAGCGCGTGGCGCAGGGACGTTGGCTGCATGTTTTTCCAGCGACGGCGGCTCATTGGAATGTTCCTACACGGGCGTCTTCCAAACAAAAATCCGTTTTGCACATAGGCAAAAGGATTACAGCGGGTGCAAATTTTTGCGGTACATTCGCAAACGTGGACATGAGAAATGACCGACCGTATTGAAAGGCTAGAGGCACAAGTGAACGCACTGGCGCAGGGCTGGTTACGCCTTGCCGCGATTCTTGAGGTTGAGGGGCTAGTGACGCCTGGTCGGATTGACCGAGCGCTGCGACCCATTCAGTGGCCAGGACAACCGATTGAGGCCGAGGCAACAAGAACGCTTGCCTGGCTGTGTGATCAGTTGGCCGAAGCGCGTGATGCCCGCAGGACTTCCGCTGGAGGGTGATCATCAGGCGGCCATCGCTGGGGTTGGTTTGAGGCCGAGCTTTACGGCGATGTCATGCGCCTTGCCATAGTTGGCTTTGGCTTGGCCGTTGAGTACGCGGTACACCTCGTTACGGGTGTAGCCGTTTTCGGTAGCCCATTGGGTGATGGTTTTGCCTCGTTGGCGAAAGTTTTCTTTCACCTGGTCGGCGGTTAGGGCTTTGGCATGGGTGGCCATGGTGGTGGCTCCTGTGATGCAAAGATGATTGCTGTTTGTTTGATTTATTTTGGTGGGATATATACACCGTGTCAACTGATTTGGTGGAACATTTACACCTTCGCCTGCGCGAAGAAATTGATCGTTGCGGCCTTTCTTTGGCCGCAGCCTCCCGTGCCGCCGGCGAAACAAGCCCGCAGCGCTTGAAAGAAGTGGTTTCGGGCCGGCAAAAATGCCCGGCCGACCTTGTGGCGAAACTGTTGGTTATCGGCGTGGACGCGCAGTACGTCTTGATAGGCGAACGCACGCAGGCCGCGAAGCCGCAATTGGCTCCAGATGAGGAAATGTTGCTGGACGGATACCGCGCATTAGATGCAGCCAGTAAGAAACGCATGCTTGCCAGCACTATCTTGGGCGAGCCAAGCGGTGCCGTTGGGGCTCAGGCGTCGACCAATACAAAAGTGTCTGGCTCTGGTAACCGTGTAGCGGGAAGGGATTTTCATACTACGAAGGAATGAGGTAGGGAGATGCACATAGACGGACATAACAACAGGGTTGCAGGGCGTGATTATTACGAACAAGCCACACTTAAACTGACTCCGGAACAGCTCGCGCAGCTTTCCATTAAACCGTGCGTCAAGTGTGAGACTCGGGTAGTAGCTCTCGGGGTCACTACGTGTAATCACTGCCGGCGCAAGGCTCAGGCCGAGGAAAATTACAATAAATGGGTTCGCTATGGATTTGTGGTGTTCCTTATCTGGGGCACGCTGCTGACGCGTGAGCAGAAAAGTGGAACCCACGTAACACCGTTTCACCTTCTGGAGCTTGGGGTGACAGCGGTGGGCATCGTCGTTGTCGCCGTCGCATCGTGGTTCATGATTCGAATATTTTGGTTAGAGCATGGCGATGATATTTCTAAGTCGCTGACTGACGCCGTGTCTCGATTATTCAAATAACAGACGGTGCAGAAGCACCTCAAAAACTGCCATAAAAACAAAACCCAACATAATCAGGGAGTAAAAAATTGAGAAGGATTAAAGAAGAGAAAGGCCAAAAACCTAGAGAAGACGGCCAAATCAGTAATAACCCGGATATCAAGCGCCGCCGTCCAAGCTTTGAAGATCACAAGGAGCGTGGGGGATTCCCGGAAGTGGTAGATACCGTCGCCCCTCCGAAGGACCGCACTGGAGGTAACGGAAATGGCGGACGAAGCTGACCTCAACGGCCGCTGGAACGCGATACTTTTCGGTATTCGCAGATCGTCCCGATATCACCAGCGCAGACGCGGCTTTTTTGATCGGCTTGACCGGTTCTCGAATATTACGTCAGTAGTTTTTGGATCAACGGCATTTGTGGGGGTTCTACAAGGGCCTGATACGAAAGCCCTTGCGCTCTGGGCATCCGCCGGGCTCGCAGTTCTAGGGGCCGTAAACCTGGTGTTTGGTAGCGCCGTTCGCGCTCGCGATCACAGCGACTTTATGCGTAGATACGTTGAGCTTGAACAGCGAATGCTTCAACCCCCATCCGAAGAACTTTTGCGTTCCATAAAAGCCGACAGATTAAGCATTGAAGCGAACGAACCGCCCGTACTGCATGTACTCAACTGCATCTGTCACAACGATCAATTGCGGGCAGAAGATGGTCATCCAGAGGAGTACGTAATTATTGGGCCTATCCAACGATTCTTTTCTCCGTTATTCGATATTTGTGAAGGTTCGCTTAAGAAGGTAGGAGACACGGTCAAAAACTGAGCCGAGAGCTCTTTAAACCCGATTAAAAGCCCTCCTGTACCACGCCGCCCATCATGGCGGCGTGTGTATTTCTGGCGCCCGGAAACTGCGGCGCCGTTACAGGAGGCGTCCCATGCGACCCGAATCCCCTCGCGGTATCCGCAACTTCAATCCCGGCAACATTCGCCACGCCAAAGGCGTGCGTTGGCAAGGCATGGCCGCTACTCAGTCCGACGCGAGCTTCGTCCAGTTCACGGGGCCGCGCTGGGGCATTCGCGCCATCGCCCGCGTGCTGATCACCTACCAGGACAAGCGCCAGGCCGCCGACGGCAGCCGGATCGACTCCGTGCGCGAGATCATCGAGCGTTGGGCGCCGGCCACCGAAAACGACACCGAAGCCTACGTGCTAACGGTAGCCCGTACTCTGGGCTTCGCTCCTGACTTCGAAGGCGTGGACGTCTACGACTTTGAAGTCATGCGCATTCTGGTGCCGGCCATAATTCGGCACGAAAACGGCGCCGGCCCGTTGCCCGGCGGCGGGTGGTATGGCGACAGCCTCATTGCCGAGGGCCTGCTGCTAGCCGGGATCGAACGCGGCGCAACTCACGGCCAAGCCGCGAGGGCGCCCGCATGAACCTGATCTCCAATTGGCGCCGCTGCTACAAGCTCTACAGCGTCCAACTGGGGCTGTTGATCGCGCTCTTCGGGGTTGCTCAACTTGAGCTACTGCCTATGTGGGAGGCTCAGCTTTCGCCGAGGGCCTACGCCGCGCTCAACAGCGGCTTGGCGCTGGTTCTGTTCATTGCCCGCCTGATCAAACAAGGCCCGGATCAGGGGGCGCTGAAATGAGGCTGAACCTGTTCGGCCGCGTATTCAGTGCGCTGCTTGCCGGCCTCTTTGGCGGCCATTCTTGGGCCGCCCCCTTTGCCGTCGCCGGCACATGGAACGGCCCGCAGGTCGTTCGCTTTTGCCGCCAAGGCAAGACCGGAATTGCCGCCGCTAAACGCCTGGCCCGCAAATCACGCAACCGTCAGAGGCAACGCCATGGCCGCGCTTGAGGGGCTTGTGTGGCCGCGCTCGGCGCGAATCCTCGCCATCGTATTCGCGTGCCTGATAAGCGCGATTGCCGGCGGCGCGGCCGCCGCAATGCTCGCATTCAAGTACGGGAAATCGCTGGCGGATACAGACCTGGCCAACTTCAAAACCGAGCAGTCAGGCAACGCCGCGAGGGCGGCGAATGAGAGCCGCGTTCTGCTGCTTCAACAAGTCGCACGCGTCAACGAGGCCGAGGCGCTGATGTACGCGGCCATCGACCAATTCGCCGAAGAAAAACGCCAACTGCAGGAGCGGATTCCCCATGTCACGACCCAATACATTTCGGCGCCTGGCGCTGCGGCTAAGCCCGTTCCTCATTGCGTGTTCACTGCTGGCTGGTTGCGCGACTTCAACGCCGCCCTCGGCGTGCCCGCCCCAAGAGCCGGCGCCGCTGACGCCGCATCTAAAAAAGCGGCCTGGCCCGCCCCCGGCACTGACGCCGAACTATTGGAAAGTGGCGTCACTCCGGCTGACATCCTTGCCCACGCTCAGGATTACGGCGAGTGGGCACGCACCAACCTCGCCCAACTCAATGAGCTGCTCGATCTACGAGAACAGGACTGACGCCATATGGCTGTAGGCGACGTTTCGGAAGACGACAGCGAAGAGGCAATAACGCGAGTACGACAAAGCGAGATGTTCATCCGCTCTGGCGTTTCAGCCTACCGCTGTGAAACCTGCGGCGAAGCGATCCCCGAGGATCGGCGCCAGAACGAACCGGGCACGGAACACTGCGCCGATTGTATCGACGCGCTGAAACACTTAACACGGCGGGGCTTTCGATGAACATGAATGAAATGAACTTCGGTTTCCAGACCGTGCAATGGCTGATCCTGACGGTACTCGGCATTTACACCTGGCTAACCAAACGCCAAGCGGCGAGCGCTCAGGAACTGCTGGAGCTGCGTACCCGAATCGTCGCCTTGGAGGAACACGTGCGGCACCTCCCTGACCAGACCGCCGTGACCGACTTGCTGGGCGATATGAAGGCGGTACGCGCCGAACTGTCGGGGGTCAAGGATGCACTTGGCCCGTTAGCCCGTTCATTGGACCGGATCAATGACTACCTGCTGCGAGAAAAGACATGACCCAATATTCCGACTTTCTGCGCCAAGACATGCGGCTGGTAATTCTGCGCCTATTGGTGGATATGCCCGGCTACCGGGCCAACAGCTCGGTGCTGAATACGGCCCTCGATAACTTCGGCCATACCGCCAGCCGTGACCAGGTGAAGACCGAACTGCAATGGCTGGCCGAGCAAGGCGCCCTGAGCATTTCCGACATCGGCCCGGTGCTGGTGGCGACTCTCACCGAGCGCGGGCAAGACATCGCCGCCGGCCGCGCCCGCGTTCCCGGCGTCAAGCGGCCGGGGGCCTGACCATGGCGGGCAAATCCTCGATTAACCGCCTGCCGCCGATGGTCAAGGCGTACATCCAGAAGCTGTTGCGCGATGACCGCATGACGCTCGACGACATGTTGGCCGATATCCGGGGACGCTTCCCCAACGAGAAAACCCCGAGCCGCAGCGCCTTGGGCCGCTTCAAAGTTGGCTTCGAAGAACTGACCGAAAAGGCCCGCCAGCAGCGCGAAATGGCCGAGGCATTTGTGGGCGCGTTCGGCGAGGATTCTTCGGACAAGACCGGTGCGCTGCTGGTCGAAGCCATCTCGACGTTGACCTATCAGGCCGCCATGGGCGCCCATGAAAAGGACGAGGTCACCATTGCCGAAGTGTCCGCACTTGCCCGCGCCGCAAAGGCCACCATGGAAGCCCGGACAATGAGCGTTAAGGAGCGCCAGACCATCGAGCGCGCCACCCGCGAACGCCTGCTCCGCGAGCAAGCGGCCGAACTGGATAGCGCCGTGAAAGCCAAAGGCATGACCGAAGATCAAGCCATGTTCTGGCGTCAGAAATTCTTGGGCGTGAAGCAATGAAACCCTCGGCCAGCACCCTACGGGTCGTCGAGTGGGACGAACTTCCGCCAAGCGTTCGCCAGATCCCGGAAGGCTACAACCCAGTCGCCGAAGGGATTTTGATGGCGCACCAGGCGGACTGGTTGCGCATACAAGCTCAGATCAAACTTTGCGAGAAAGGCCGCCGCACCGGCATCACCTTTGCGGAGGCGCTGGACTCCGTGATTACCGCAGCTTCACAAAAGTCTGCGGGCGGCATGGACTGCTTCTACATCGGCGACACGAAAGAGAAAGGCCTCGAGTTCATCGGCTACTGCGCCAAGTTCAGCCGCGTGATGGCTGAGGCTCAAGCATCCGGCGTCAGTGAAATTGAAGAGTTCCTGTTCGATGACCAGGACGAAGCCGGCAATACCCGGCAGATCAACGCTTACCGCATCCGCTACGCCTCAGGCTTCAAAATCGTTGCGCTGTCCAGTAACCCGGCCGGCGTTCGCGGCCTGCAAGGCAAAGTCATCATCGACGAGGCGGCATTCCACCGCGACGTTTCCGCCGTCCTCGACGCCGCCACCGCGCTCCTGATCTGGGGCGGCCGCATCGTCATCATCAGCACCCACAACGGCAAGGGCAACGCGTTCAACCAGATGGTCAACGACATCCGGGACAAGCGCTACGGCGACGGCGCCGAGGTCTACCGGGCAACCTTTGACGACGCGGTGGCCAACGGATTGTTTGAACGCGTGTGCTTCATGGCCGGCAAAGAAGCCACCGCCGAAGAAAAGGAAGCCTGGTACAAGAAGATCCGCAACGCCTACGGCCCACGCAAGGCGCAGATGCGGGAAGAACTCGACGCAATCCCCCGCGACGGCAACGGCGTATGCATTCCGGGCGTCTGGATCGATGAGGCCATGCGCCCCGGCCGTACCGTATTGCGCCTGGCGCTGCCAGACGACTTTACACAGCAGCCCGTTCACCGCCGCGATGCCTACGTTGAGGACTGGATAGAGCGGAATCTGGCGCCACTGGTGAGCCAACTCGCGCCAGATCTGCGCCACTACTTGGGTATGGACTACGCCCGCCACCGAGACTTTTCCATCGCGTGTCCGATGTCGGTCGACCAGGCCCGCCACCGGGACGTGCCTTTTGTCATAGAAATGCACCGTGTCCCCGCGCGCCAGCAAAAGCTGGTGCTGTTCTACACCCTGCGCCGTCTGCCTCGCTTTAGCGGCGCGGCGCTGGATGCCTCGGGCAACGGCGAAACGCTCGCCGAAGAGACCGCCGATGAGTTCGGCCACAACCTCATCAAACAGGTGAAAATCAGCCGCGCTTGGTACGGCGCCTGGATGCCAAAGTTCGTCGGATTGTTTGAAGACAACACGATCACCTTGCCCCAAGACGACAACCTGCACCAGGACGTGCGCGCCATCGAGACTGTCGACGGCATCCCGATGATCGTGAAGGCCCGCTCTCAAGACCTCAAAGACCCGGACCTCTACCGCCACGGCGACTTCGCGGGGGCCGGCGCGCTGGCCAACTTCGCCACGCTGGAAGTCACCTCTGGCCCGGTGTCGGTCAAATCACGCCGCCCACGTCAGGGCAAACGAATGACTCAGGGGTACGCATGAACAAGAGAGGCTTGTGGGTCAGCCCCACCGAATTCGTCAGCTTTGCCGACGCCAAGCGCAACTCGGCGCTTGAGCAACACATCGCCACCCGTAGCCGATCCAGCGCGGGCGGATTCAGCGGCGCCAATTTGCCCAACCCTGACCCTATCCTCAAAGCTCAGGGGAAGGACGTCACGGTCTACCGCGACCTGCGCAGTTCGGCATTGGTCGGCGGCAATGTGCGCCGCCGCAAGGCTTCTGTGTTGTCTCTGGAGCGCGGCATCAAGCGCGGCGATGCGTCCACCAAAGTGGAGCGTTTTATCCGCGATTGGCTTACCGATCTCGACCTTGACCGCATCATCCGCGAACTGCTCGATGCGCCGCTGTTCGGTTATCAACCTGTGGAGCTGATGTGGAAGCCTGTCGGCATGAACCTGGTACCAGAGGATCTGCTCGGCAAACCGGCCGAATGGTTCTTCTACGACAAGGACAACGAACTGCGTTTTCGCTCCAAGGAAGCGGGCCAGGACGGCGAGCTTTGCGACCCGCAGCGCTTCATTGTTGCCCGGCAGGATGCCACCTACGCCAACCCTTACGGCTTCCCGGATCTGAGCATGTGCTTTTGGCCGGCGACCTTCATGAAAGGCGGCCTGAAGTTTTGGGTTCAGTTCACCGAGAAATACGGCAGTCCGTGGGTTATCGGCAAGCACCCACGCGGCGCCGCCGATAGCGAAACTGATTTGCTGCTCGATAGCCTTGAGGCCATGGTGCAAGACGCCGTGGCGGCTATCCCGGATGATTCCAGCGTGCAGATTATCGAAGCCGCCGGCAAAGCCGGCAGCGCCGAGGTCTACCGCGAATTGCTGGAGTACTGCCGGAGCGAAATCAACGTCGCCATGCTCGGGCAAAACCAGACCACCGAAAAAGACAGCAACCGCGCCAGCGCTACGGCCGGCGCCGAAGTCACCAAAGACATTCGCGATGGCGATGCCGGCATCGTTGCCTCCTCACTGAATGCGTGCATTCGTTTGGTCGTTGACCTCAACTTCGGCACCGAGGTGGCGGCGCCGTTGTACGAGTTGTGGGAACAGGAAGAAATCGACAAGACGCTGGCCCAGCGCGACAAGGCGCTGACCGAGTCTGGCGTGATGTTCACCGACGCTTATTGGAAACGCACCTACAACCTGCAGGACGGCGATCTCGCTTCGGCGTCGGCCGGTGCTGATTCGCCAGAGTTCGCCGAGGCGACCGTGCGGCCGCTACTGGATCAAATCGCCCTCGACCAGGCTATCGACAGTCTCCCAGCCGAAGTACTTCAACAACAGGCCGAACAAGCCGTTGCGCCATTCATCGAAGCCCTACAGCGCGCCCGCGATGACTCGGAGGCGCTCGGCCTGTTGGCCGAAGCGTTCCCGCAGATGGACGCGGAGACCCTCCAGCAACAGCTCACTAACCTGTTATTCGTTGCTGATACCTGGGGCCGGCTGAGCGCCAGCGCCGACCGGGAGGATTGACATGGCCGCCTCGGATAAACGCCTCAGCCCGACCGACCTCAAAGCCATCTTTGGCCTAGAACCCGCGAAGGCCATCGCCTTCCTCAAGTTCAAAGGCTACGCGATCACCTGGAACTGGCAGGACATGCTCGACCAGGCTCATGACAAAGCCTTCACCGTCGCCAAGGCTATGCGCCTCGATCTTCTTTCCGACATTCGGGCGGCACTGGAAACCGCGCTGCAGGACGGCCAGACGCTCAAGCAGTTCATCACCAACATGCAGCCGACGCTGGAAGCCCAAGGCTGGTGGGGCCAACAGGCCATTGTCGATAGCGAAGGCGTCGGCGAGCTGGTGCAACTGGGCAGCCCGCGCCGGCTCAAGACGATCTATCAGACCAACCTGCAGAGCGCCTACATGGCCGGCCGCAAGGCCGAGATGGAACAAACCACCGAGACACACCCGTACTGGATGTACGTGGCCATCCTCGACGGCAAGACCCGGCCAAGTCACCGGGCATTGCACGGCCAGGTGTTCCGCCACGATGACCCGATCTGGTCGGCGATCTTCCCGCCCAACGGGTTCAACTGCCGCTGCCGCGTGGTTGCATTGACCGAGGCGGCCGTCAAACGCCGGGGTCTGACCGTCGTTTCGAGCGCGGGCCGGTCATTCACCGAAACGGTCGAGACCGGAACGGACAAGCGTACCGGCGAAATCAGAACGGCCACGGTGACCGGCCTGCGTACCACTGATGCCGAAGGCCGGGCCATTACCTTCCGTACCGATCCGGGCTTCAACCACGCACCAGGCGCTGGACTGGTCGAGGCGTTGAAGCGCAAAGAAGCGGCCGTATAGGAGGCGCAACATGATCACCGTCGATATTGAACACCAGCGGCTGCAGGATGCTTTGCGCAAGGTCGAATGGGCGGTCGGGGATCTTGCGCCGCTGATGCGCAGCGCCGCCGCCGAGCTGCTGAGCCAGACCGAGGAAAACTTCGAAAATGAGGGGCGGCCCGATTGGGCTGACTTATCGGATGTCACCACCGGGCGTCGGGAAAAAAGCGGCAACTGGCCCGGCCAGATCCTTCAGATCAGTTCGGCGGGGTTGGCGGCATCTGTCACCAGCGCTGCAACTGACAGTTCAGCGCTGGTCGGCAGCAACAAGCCCTATGCCGCGATGATGCACTTCGGCGGCGACAAATCGGAATTCCCGCACCTGTGGGGAGACATTCCGAGCCGGCCGTGGTTGCCAATGGATGCCGAGGGCATCATCCAGCCCGAAGCAGAGGAAGCGATTCTTGAACTAGCCCTGCATCACCTGCGGAAAGCCGCACGGCTGTAACGCTCTCAGAACATCTATGGAGCCGCTACGGCTGCGGTGCATTGATTCCTGCCATGGAAAACCGCCGTAAACGCTTTATAAAGCCTCCAGCTATCAAAAAAGACGCATGCACAGCGCAGGTTCAATAGTCTCGTTCAAAAAAATCGTTGAGATCGCTTTCGAGCTGGCCATCGATGACCTTCGTGTCTTTCGTTTTGACCATGACTTGTTCGATGGTGTGAACCATCAATGACTCAGGTACGAACTCAATCCCTGGGATAGCCGGCGTGCTTTCTGGGGAATACCAGCCGTTTTCGTCAGCAATTGGTGGAAGCGGCTCTGTCGAGATGACCTGGGAAAAAAACACTATGTTCTGGCCGCTCTTATGTTTGTCTTGGGCAGACGCAAAAATGACTCCTTCAATAGGCGGCACGTGCTGGGTAGCAAGGTATTCAGCGATCACCTGCGTTTGCAGGTACTCATGCTCCTGATCGGGTACGACAGGATGGCTGATGATGTTGTGAAAGCTTTTCAGAAACTGTCGGCGTTCCATTTTTCGACGGTAGTCGGGGTCAAAATAACTTAGGATTTTGCGGTCGTAAGCGAGGGTGTCCCTGATTTTGTGTAAACGGGATTTCTATTAAACCGTTAACAGCCGATCTTCAAACTGGATACTGAAGCGATTCAAAGCCGCTTTCCAGTCCCGGATCGGCATTGTCCACTTTTTGCT